ATAAATCTACCTAACCTGTTGGGATCGGTTGCACTTTGGTAATAAAGCACATCTGGTGCATTCATTGGAACTTCAAAAGTTAAAGTACCTACTTCTACACTGTTGTTTGTTACACCATCGTTATAAATTAAACTATTAAACGAAGCATTACTATCTACTAATTCCCAATCCTGACTATCAACATCAATTGTACTACCGTCAGTAGGACTTATTTCTTCTTTTGCTCTCCAAAGTTTTCCGTCAAAAACTGCTAGGTCACCTGGAAAATATGTTTTTAGTGGTTCATAATTTAAACTACCTGTGTCGTAGTTTGTTCTTAGCACGAAAGGTTCACCTGGAGAATTTATTGTAAATTCGTATGTCTGTCCTCTATATAAAGTAAGTGTAGGATTATTTGTAAAACTATCCGGTGTAAACACCCAAGATGAACCAGTACCTTGATTTACTTTATAAGTAGACTGGACTGTTTGACTCTGGCCAAAGACTGCCACAGTTGGTGGTCCTGATGGTATCCAATAGTATTCTCTATAGTTTATAAACTTATCCCAATCAATAGGAGGATTCCAACTATAATGTTCTTGGAATGTAGTCTTATCGTCTCTTTGATTAGTATTAGCAAAAAAAGTTTCTATATTTTTAAAATCTAAATAATCATAAAACTTTGTTACAACTTGGTTATCTTCAACAGTAACACCAGGCTCTAATTGATATCTACTTCTTAAAGTATTATCTGTGTCAAGATATACCGTGTCTCCTTTATATGTTTTACCAAATCTTCTACCAACGTATCCTGAAAGTTTGTCTAGCGCACCAGGTTGTACAAGTGGATCTACTACACCTGAAAGAAATTTATCATTAGTATCAGTTCTAAACGTTTCTGGAAGGAGCTCTGAACTTTTTCTAATAGGTAACTGACTGTTGGGGTAAACTTTATCTGCCATTAGTAACTAGAACCTCCGCTGCTAGAACCTGACGTACTCGTTGTAGTTGAGCTTGAAGTACTTGAAGAAGCACTTGAAGAACTTGTTGTAGAAGTTGTACTTGAAGAACTTGAAGAACTTGTAGCGCCTGTCGTACTAGAACTTGTAGTGTTTGATTGTGAATCACTTTCTATGGTTCCTGTACTTGCTCTAATTTCAGCAGCGGTAATGCTAGTAACTATTTTAATGTCATCTACTGTTGCACCACTAACAAAAATTTCATCTGGTTTACTTTGTATTTCAAATAAACTACCAAATGACTGTGCTGATGATCTAGGTAAAATTACAAAATTAGTAACATCAGGCGATACAGTATTAATGACATAAGTTGTTAATTCACTGAGATAAAATCTATCGCCAAAGTCCCAGTTTTGTATTCCAAAGAATGTATTAATTGCATTTACAATTCTTACTTTAAGATTATTATCATTAATTGCTTTATCAGGATTTTTTACAACCTTAAATTCAGCCTGCAATTTTGTTGGTGCTTTAGAACCAAATAAAACTTTATATTGTACAGGATGATAAATTACTTCGTCACTAATAGTTTTAATTGCATTTAGATTTGCTCCAAATTCAATTCTTAGGCTATCTGTTGTAGGAGCAACAGGCTCAGCAGTTGCACCTGCTAGATAATTTCTATATGCAATATCATAGTTCTTAGTTAACAGGTATAGGTCTACAATGTTAGTTACACTAGGATCTATCCTTCTATTTTCACTAGCAGAATGTGTGTATTGGAATTTTAAATTTCTTCTTCCAACGTATGCAACATAGGAACTGTCTAAGTCAAGAGTATTTGTTGTTTTATTAACTCTTTTGACAACATCTTCTGCAACATCACTAAAATAAATTAATTGATTATTATCGAAGTCATTTACATTTACATCTGATTCTTTATTTCTAATAATAATTGCATCGTTTGTATTATCAAAAAGATTAAGAATATTAGTTCCATACTCATCTATTGTTTTCACAAAAAACAAGTAATTTGCTTCTACATCTGCGCCTGCCACCTGTATAAATGAATCTGGATCATCAACAACACCGTCGTTGTCAGTATCACTAAAACTTAGTTTAATTTCTTTAGCACTTTCGTATCCATCATCAAATTCTATAGTATCAGTAATTTCAAACTTGTAATCTCTACCTAACGCTGTAGAACTATTAGTCTGACTGTTAATTCCTAAAACATTAACTGTATCTTTTGCAATTCTACCTGTCAAATTATTGTATGCAATTTCATTTTTGTCAAAATAAAATCTATTTTGTTGAACACTACCGAATATGTAATTGAGTGTTCTAATTCTTATTACGTATTGATCGTTATCTTTAACAAATGCAAACAACCAAGATGCATCTAAATTTTCACTTGTTGTATCGCCTGCTTTACCTAAACTGAAGTTGTTTACCAAATCTAAATTTTGATTTTGTATAATCTTCCATGAAGTATCAGCAGTATCGTATCGTAAACCAAAATTTAAATTAGCAAACATTAGATTTGTAATTTCTGTCTCTAATGCTACATCTAAATCATTTACAAATTTAGGCACAATGGCAGTTGCTATTGCTCCTTCTGGAATATTCTCATTAAATGTTATAGGTCCTAGACCGTTTGCTAATGCTCCTCTATCAGCATTTGTTCCATCACCTACAATTGATTGTACTTTAGCCCATACATATTTTGAGCTTCCTGTATGATCTGGTTCTCCCATCATTAACTTATTGTTTTGGTTTGTCATAAAATGATAACCGTCTGGTGCAGTAAATTTAATTGCTGAACCAACTGTTAAGAATTTTAAACTGCTTGTTGAATAGGTTCCTACTTTAAGTAAACTATTGTCAATAGTGTTTGTAAAATAACCTGTACCACTGTTTAAATCATTTGTTATACTGGTCCAAACTGTTGTTTGTTCACTAAACGCAACCCTTTCATATTTTGTAATATAAAAATTGTATAAGTCTTTGTCAGTAAATGCACCTTCAATATTGTTTCTTAAGAAATTAATTATTTCAGTCTTACTTGTGAATTTTAAAAATAAACTTCTTTCTGATTCTTGTTTATAGATGTACCCATCGTCTGCAAAAACATTTACAGCACTATACTTTCCACTAGCGTCTACTATGTCGTAGTTTCTACTAATACCGCTTGAAGTTCTATTGACTGCTTTTATTTTTAAAATATTCTGAGAACTGGCTAATGGAGCAAGATTATAATCTTCTCCTGTTACCATTCTGTTTTGTGTATAATAAAGTGCAGGAGCATTTTGTCGTATTGTATCTGTGCTTTCAGTTGCTGCTGCGTTGTTTACTGTATATTGTAATCCTAAATTTACTGTTAATGTATGTGCTATGCCAGACTTATTTACATAGTTAATATCTATTGATATTCCTTTCATATCATTAGGGGCAATAGAATATTCAAGTCCGTTACTTACTCTGTAATATGTTCTAAATGATCCTTGTGGTAAATTTCCATATGTGCCATCAGCAAATACTAGATTGACTTTATCATTAGGTTGCGTTGAAACTGAAAATATATTTTTTATGTTACCAACAATACTATTATAAGCAATATTATTTCCTGTTAGATTATTAACCTTAGTCCACTCTTGTTCCTGACCGCCTAAACTGTTTAAGCCAAACAACCACAAATCATCATTGTTAATGTTATCTGTTTCAATTGCAATGGTTTCATTTGTAGTAGGTGTATCTATACTAAAGTCTGCAAACTCTAAACTACCTTGCTTAAACTGTAAGAAGAATCCTGTGTTTGCACTTGCACTACCTTTGCCGTCTTGTCTATACAAAAATCCTAATTGGTTTCCAGGTGTAGGTGCTTCTTCGTATACAATTTCTTGATCTTTAAAAGTTGTGCTTACTATTTCAAAAGCCATATTTCTGCCAGCAACACTTTTAGTAAAATTGAATAAAGGCACGTCATTAGATGTAGTTCTAAATCTATATTGCTCAGTAGGTATTCCTTGTATGTTGGCGGCACCTTGGCTTCTTCCAAATTCTGTGTTGTCTGCCATAGCAGCATTAAGAACTAAAATAAATTGTTCCGCCCAGTTTGTATTTGTAGGATCATTCCATTTTACAGTCTGCTGTGCTAAATTCCTACCATTACTATCTATAATATTTTCTGATGTGCTTATAGAATTAAATTTTAAAAGTCCAGTTGCACCAATATTTCTTTTAGCATTGTAAGAAAGCATTCTTGCTATTCTAAGCACACTTTCTTTACGTTCTGCTAGTTCTAGAAAATTCTCTCTACTTGCTAGATCTAGTCTGAAACTAATACTTTGACCTAGAAATGCAACAGCATCAACTAGAGCCATATATTCAGAACTTTCAATATAATCATTGAAATCTTCTGGATAATTTTCACGTAGATACGAGATAATAACTCGGCGTATATTTTCAAAATCATAGGACTTGAAATCCGCATTTCTAAACGTTTGATAGATGCGTGTCCAGTCTTGATTAAGTATTAAATTGTTTTGTCTTGACGTTGTGCTCATTAAAGTATTATCCTATCGTAATATTTAGCCCTTGTAATTAACTGCTTAGTTTATAACCGAGTTGTTTCTGTCGAAATTAAACCGCATTCTTTCAGTAACATTAAAGGGAACATATACTACATCTGCTTCAATCCTTATGCCCTGCTCTGTGCTATCTACAGTGACACTCTGTACTACCACTCTAGGATCATAGTTTATGATAGTTTCAACGTCATTAGCAATTAGGGTTTTGACTTCTTCAGTAAACTGTTCAAACAACATATCCCATATTATTGTGCCAAAAGTAGGATTTTCTAGTTTCTCACCTTTCCTTATATAGAAATGATTGATAATATCTTGTTTTACCAAATCAATATCATACAATTTGAATCCACTTTTTTTGTTTTTTGAAGAAAAACCTCTATATGTAAAAGTATTTGCTCCCTGACTACCAACACTGGCCTGGTTGACTGCTACCGATTTTTGATTGTATATCTTTTTCATATACTACTCCTCAAGTTCCCTGTCTGTAAATGTTACATTTTGTAACGCAGGTGAATTATTTTCATGTAACGGCCAAGGTTCATGCATTGGTACACGTTTCATAATTGTTTTAATAGTTCCATCATTATACTTCAATTTAGGCCATCCAACATCTGGATTTGTAAACAAAGTTGTATGAAGATGTAATGCTGCAATAGTTGCTGCTTGTCTAGCCTCTTCTGCTTGTCTAGCCTCTGGTCCGTTCATATGAATTTCTGCTGCTGTCTCAGTATGGTTGCCGCCACTTAAAATATCAGTAGTTCCGCCTGCTGTGTAAGCATTATTTCCATCTGTATTTAAATCTAAGTTACCAGTTGTTTTAACAAGTGTATCACCAAATACTTTAAGTTCAAAATCATGAGGTGCAACTACTCCGTAACCTGTAGAAATTTTAGTCGATCCTACTACACTAATATCTAGTGAGCCATTTACATCTACATCATCTTTATTTTTATAAGTTCTAGTTTCTATCTTACCATTTGCACCTATCAATATGTTAGTATTGAATGCACTTTCTATTTGAATTCTACCTGCTTCGTATTCGTTACCATCTTGTATTTTAGGTATAGGATTTCCTTCTTCGTCCCTTCTATGCAATTCTTTGTCAGAAACATATTCGGCAGTGGCTTTCATGTTTATATTTCTTCCTGCTTCAATATTAACGTCTCTGTCTGCTTTTATATTCAAATCGTTTTCTGTGTGTACACTTATACTGTCTGCTGCATAGATATCTATTTTACCATTAGAAGTTAATTCTACCCATGCTGTGCCTTTACTGTTTCCTATGTAAATTAAATCTTCTGAATTATGTAAAAGAAGTTGGTGTCCGGTTCTTGTTCTTATTCTAGCATATTCATTGTAAGGTACAGTTGGCTCGCCTTTTTCATTAGTTGGTGCATTTTCTGCATCAGCAAATCTTTTCTCAATCACATCAATATATTT